CTTCACGAACTACCTTTTCAAGGTTAAAGAATTCTTTCTCGTCCCACTTGAATGGCTCTGTATCTGGAGTGCTTGGAATAAGTGTGTAATTAGTTTCAGTACCCTGACCATTACGCTTTAGTTTCCAAATAAGATTTGAGATGCTACCTGTTTCTAGTGCATACTCACGAATTGTATTGAATGCAGATTGCTTACTAATACCCTGTGACCATACTGCAATATATGGATCTTCAGTTCCATCATCAACAAGTACATTTGTATAAAAACGAAGACGTGCTCTCCAGCCACTCTTTGGCTCTTTACGTGCCATTTCGCAACCAAAGCAACGACCCTCAGATTCTTGGGTACATGCTGCTTTACGCTTGTAATCTTTTGGATTAGTATGTTCTGAAACTACAACTGCAAGACCACGGTCTTCATTATAATTTGCTGAATCAGAGTCTAGTTCATTAACGAAACGAATCTTTGCTGCCTGTCCATCCGCTAGTTTTACCCAGCGTACCTTTGTTCCTGTGCTTTCATATTTTGGCTTTTCAACTAATGCGTTGATGTTCTTAAGCCCTTTAACTATTGTCATTTGTTCTCCTTATATAAGTTTTTCTATTTTAACATAGCAATGATAGAGTTGTCAAACTGGTATTCAAGTTTTCTAATAGCATCATCATTCATATCACCAATATCTTTATATTGTTTATCTAATCTAATTATTGTTATTAATGACCCTAATTTTTCAGTTAGGCGGTCAGCCATAATTGAACCAGCTTCATCATTATCTGCAATAAGTACAACATTGTTGAAGTACTTTTCTAATAATTTCATCTGGCTTGATGAAACATTAGCACCCAGCGTAGCTACTGCTGGGAATCCTACTTGATCTAATCTAATAGCATCAAAAGATGATTCTACAACATAAACAACTTTTGATGATTTTACTCTATGTAAATTAAATAATATTTTACTCTTAGGTAGTCCTGGAGTATTTTTAAAATCTTTTCCTTCTACTGTCCTTGCAACAAATCCAATACTCATACCATCGGGAGATTGCATAGGAATAATAACAGAGTCTTGTTTATCAGAATATCCTAAATCAAATTTAGTTACAGATTCTTTTGTTATTCTGCGACCTTCAAAATATGACATTGCTCTAGGAGATTCTAGTGCCTGCTTATTTAATCTTTTAATTAATAGTTCATCATACTGCACAAAATCTGGCGCAGCATATAAAGCCTTATTAACTACCGCCTCAAGATCAGTCTCAATCTCTTTGCTTTTAATATATCTAATAGCCTCAAAGTATGTTCTGCCAGTCATATGCATTATTAACTCTGTTAGATTTTTTGTAGTTTGACATCCAAAACAGAAAAATAATCCAGATTCTTTAGATACTTCACCAGCAGGTGTACGATTATTATTATGATATGGACAAAAAATTATATAGTCAGTACCGTATTCGGCTTCAATATCTATTCCAGCTCCAGTAAGAACCCTATGTATTTGTTGTGCTGTATATATATCTTTATTTATTGTCTTCATAATCTTTATATCTATAATATCCTTTATCAAAATCTACCTGTACTAAAAAGTCTCCCATAAAACCATTACGATTTTTTCTAAATGCACATTCAATTATATCACTGTTAGCCCCACGACCCAATGCAAGAACCCAGTCGGCATCGTATGCGATTTGTCTTGACCATGATGTTTGACCAAGAGTTGGTACCGTAGACATATCTTTAACATCATCTGGAGTAGCAGAAGAAATTGCAATAATAGGAACCTCTTCGCTAATAGACATTAGTTTTAATTCACGAGAAAGATTTTTCATACGAACTGTTTCATTATCAGACTTTTGATTTGGAGACATAAGTTGTAAATAGTCTACAATTACAAAATCTGGACGGTACTGATCAATCTTTCCACGAATAACCGATGGAGTAATTTCTCCACCCTGATCATTAGATATAATATGAAATGGTGGTCTTCCTTCAAGTTTGCTTTGATGCCATTTTTTCATCATATCAATTTCAACATCACCATTTGAAATTTTACGATGTGACCATAATCCTTCACCCATAATTGCAAATACACGATTGCGAACTTCAACCTCTGACATTTCAAGACTAATTATCATTGGAGTTTTACCTTGTTTCCATGCTTGTACTGCAAAGTAAAGTGCTAACCAGGACTTGCCAATACCTGGATATGCCAGGAAAATCCCCAGTTGACCTGGCATAATTCCTGAAGGTAGGTAGTTATCAAATCCTGGTAGTCCTGTTCGGATCCCTATCTTTCCCAATTCTTGTTGTTTTTTAACATTTTCAAAATATGCAATAGCAGAATCAATGTCAGTTGCATCAACATCTCTAATTGTAGATGTATTCTTTTTTAATTCTGATGTTTTTGTAATTAACTGTTCAAGTGCTTTTATACCCTGTCCACCCTGAACATCTGTAGCAGCATTTCTAATAATATCTTTAAGACTATCATTTAAATAATCTGCTTGTAATTCTTCTAAATGATGTTTTGTGGCACCTACTCCAGAAACTGGAACAAAATCTCTAAACTTCTCAACAACTAAAGATGTTGGAGGAACAGTGCCATTAGTTTCTGCATATCGCTTTATAAAATTCCATACATCATTATGTGTTCTAAGCAGTCCATCTATATTGGCCTGTAGCAATACATGTATTTGTTTATCGTCCAATACTGCACTAATTACCTTTGCTTCTGAACTACTCACTTAACCACTTCCTAGCCAATTTTCTGCGCTCTATTCTTTCTTTAGTATCTTGCTCTGTTTCTATTTTACCGTTTATAATTTCTTGTGCATTATATGCAAAAAAATTCCAATTTGGATTTTGAGCTATTGAAAAATAATATTCTAATAAGTTATAACAATCTTTTAAACCATAGGACTCTACAAGAGCATCTGCAGCCCATTGTTCAACATTAAGATTGAGATTAGACTTTTGCTCATATCTCTGCAAATAAAGCTTATTGTAGCGACTGAGCAAAGCCATGCGGTCTTTGCGATCAGCCATAACTATTCCTCAGTTACTGCACTTCGTGCTTCTTGTACTTTTTCAACTACTTTACCTTCAACAAAAGAATATACACGATCCATTGCATCATTTGTAGTTTCACCATCACGTGTGTAATCAACTACACCAAGGTCAACACGTAAGGATTGAAAATTACCCAAATTAAGAGTGTATCCAAGTGTTACAGATACCTTTGTTTCATTTCTTTCTTCCACCACTGCCTCCTTCAAAGGCTATTTTATATTTTCTTCCCAAACAGGAATATATCTTCCATCTTCAGTTTTTGTATAAATCAGTATACCATCACCCATTCTTCTAGTCAACTCTTGATTTGTTGGTGTCATGTTATTTGTAATAAGTTTATCTTTTCTAGGTTGACCAATATGTATACTAGCCAGTATATCACGAATCTCTTTGATATGATCTTCAGAATAATATGCTCTTATTTGAAATCCAGTTTTACCATCTTTAGATGAACCAATAGGTGCTGGAATAACTCCACGTTTTATTAAACTTGGAATATATTTTCTATGTCTATTGACAAGTACAGCAGTTTCTGCTATAGTATATGCTCTTTTTCTATTATTTCTAAAATCAGATCGTAAACAAGTTTCTAATCTATCTTTGTTTATATTATAAACAGTTACAAATCCAGTTGATCTTGAACTATGATAAAGTCTAACTAAATCTCCGTTTAAAAACCAAACCTTTTTATTGCCAGAGATTACAGACTCGCTATTGTACTTTTCGCTCTTAAGATTTCTTTTTCTAGTAGCCATGATCCCTCATAAGAATTTTGTGGTGGATGATAAAAAACTCTTAATCCACAACCTATACAATATACTTCTAGATGTGCATATGAACTATACTGCCTATCAACAAAAATTCTACCCTTGCACTTTTTACAAATCATTTTTTAATTAGGAATACCAATTGCAATTATATTAACACCAATTGATGCTGTTCCACTTACCCCTAACTTTACGGTAAAGTCTACTCTTGAAACTGTTATAGAGTTTATAACTATTGTTGCATTTCCTGCTGGTGTACCGTCTAAATTTATAACAGATGCAGTAACTACAGGAGGATATTTAAAATCTCCCTCAAATGGATAAAAATTAGAAATTTCATCTCCTGCAACTATTGTTTTTTTATTTGCTATTTCTTTATACCCACCAATAACTCTAGTATCTGATGTTTTTACACTTTGTTTTCCTAATTGTTTAACATCTATTGTTGTATAGTTATACGTTGCTGACGATACCTGTGAAGATACATCATTTACTGCAGAGGCCAACTGATAAATATATGATACATCAAGAGGCTGTCCTCGTTCTGGTAGTGGTATTTTTGCCATATATATATATTATATCACTAAACGTTTTCGGCTGAAGACTCAAAAAGAGTCGCTCCAGAAAATCTTAATTTTGGAAATGTTGGTTTTTGAACTGCTACCTTTATTGTGCTTGCTCCAGGCTTAACATTAATAGCATATATTGTATTATTTACAGTTGTAACATATTTCCATGGTTCTGAATCCCATTGTACAAAGACATCAAATTCTTTAATTTTAGCCTGTATTGACTCTGATGTTGTTGGATCTTCTGTTAATGTTGCGGGCATAGTCCAAACAACTGTAACTAAATCTGTATTTGAATCATGATGAACTGAATGAGTTATGTTCTCAGCTGGTTCAGGATCTACTGAAATATTATATATGGGTGACCAAGCAGATACTCTATTTCTATCATCAGATATTACTCTGAATCTTAAACTATATTGTAAATTATCTCCATCAAGTTCAGGAAGTAATTCTTTTTTAATAATAACCTTTTTTGTTTGTTGTACAGACATTATGTCACACCTATAGAAAATCTAAATTCAATATAGTTAGATGTATTTGGACTTTTTATAATAGTTTCACCATCTACGTTTTTTATTACTGAATACCCAACTAAACCATATAATGGATTTTGTGTTGCAATATTTTCTAATTTGATTGCATCTAAAGCAACATAAAAATCTGGTGATGCTACTCCATCTTTAATAACACAAGCATATATTTTTACTGTTGTAACTGCATTCCAAGTAAAATTGGTAGTTGTTATAAGGTCTTGTATTTCTTTTTCAATAACATAATATCTATTTGTACTAAAATCATATTGATTAACTCCAGTGCCATTATTTAATGTAGTTTCAAATCTAGCATATTCTCCACTACCTTCATCTGTAGCAGCAAACTCTACTAAAATTCTTACAGAATCTGGATCATCTCCAGAATCTCCATCTTTATTTATAACAGAAAATGCAAGCTTTAATAAATCACTTGGAGAGTTTTGAGATAAGTCAATATTAAATCCAGTTAAGTGTATATGTGCAGAACCATTGCCAATGGTAAATGCTGATACAGATGTAGATAAATTGGAACTATCTCCTTTTAATAAAATTATATTATTTAAAAATCTACATCTTTCATACTTTTCTTTTCTTCCAGTTTTAAAAAATATTGTATTATCTGAATTAGTTTGAAAAGCTGAATCAGAGGAAATAATTATATTATCATTTGCTGGGCTATCTAATGGAGTAGTAATTTTATTTATTTCTATAGCACTTGATGTTCCATGATATTGCCAATTTTCATCTTCAGAAAATAATATTAAATTTTTACTGTCATATTTACCAGCAGATGGATTTGCACCAGCAGAGTACAGACCTACTTCTGTTATTTCATATCTTTCTTCTGTTGGTAACTCTGCAGTAAAAACAATTTTATCTATAGAGTTTTCATTTACAAAACCTCTTGAAGATATTGGAACCCTAAACATTTCAAAATCAAGACTTTGTTTATTTGAGTAATCATCATATGTTTCTAATGAATCTAGTGGTTTAGCTCCACATCCTATGGCTATGTAAGAAGCATATGCTGTAGTTTGACCAAGCATATATTTTCCTATAATTGATTTTCCAGTATTAGTTATCATGACTCATCTATCTCCAATTCATATATTGTACCACCTGACATAAAAGATACCTGTATTTCGTTATCTTGAGCTAAATTAGCCAATTCTATAACTAAGTTTCCAGTATTAGAGTCTATATATATAAATGGATCTCCAGGGGCTAATCCAGTACTGGTTGCACCGTAAGGAATTTTATCATCTAAGGATATATTAAAATTAGAAAAATATTTATCTGAAGTATTTTGTAATGATAATATATTATTTGGATTATACTGTTGTTGTATATTTGTTATATTTTTAACTGGAACATAGTCTAGCTTTTGTCCATCAATTAAATCACTTCTAACAATATTAATTAATTCTTGTCCACCAATATCTTCAAAAATTAAATCAGTCATAGTTTCTACTGGAACTAAGTCATCATTAAATAAAACTGTATCAATTGGTGCAGTTTTTACTGGTGGCTGTATTACTACATTAGGTGTAGATATTGTTTGTTGTATCACAGATGGAGTTATTGGAGTTGGTTTTATTTCTGTGTTAGGATAAGTTTCTGGAATTACCCTAGCTCTTGATGCTTTAGACTGTACCACTTGTGATTCTGCTTTAACACCTGGCGCAATATATCCAGGTCCATATCCTATATCCCATCCAGCTGCAGCAAATTCTTTTCCAGTAGATGTTGCTGCAGCCTGAGCAGGTGTTAATTTTTTGCCACTAGCATCATAAAAAAATCTTTCATTAGTAGCATTTGGATCATATTTTTCTGTTCCTTTGGCAGCTGGATCACTAGTTTTTCCTGTACTAACATCAACTAAATTTCCTTTAGTATCAAATGTTGATGCACTATAAACACCCTTTTCTAATGTAGGTTGTAATATTGATTTACCAGCAAGATCCTGTTTTAATTTTTCTTGTTGTTGATAGTATTCTGTATTTTGTGTATCTGATTCTTTATATGTATTAAGGTTTGGTGTAAAAAATCCATAACCTCCAATACCTATAGATGGAGCATTTATTGTTTTCATTATTTCTGCAGATTTTTTTGAAATTAATTCTGATCTTTGTTCGCTAGTTAATGACCTATTTGCAAAAATTTTTGCAAGTTCTTCATCTGGACCATAGGCGACATTTAAATCATCGGCCATATTATACCTCGCTCAAATATATGCTCATATTTGGACCATTTTCATTTCTAGAATGCTCTATATTATAAATTACAAATCTTTTATTATTTGATACAACTATATCGTTATTCTCATTATCTTTATAATCTATGGTTACAATATCGCCTAATTGTAAAATTGGCATAGAAAAAAGATTTATTCCAATTAACATTTTTGGTTTAATTATTTTATTAATAATCCAATCCATTAATTGCTCTGCATCATCTTGACTTTGTATATATATACTTTCTAAACTAAATTCATTTTTACCATGTACCACTCTGCTTTGTTTAATTTCATTATATTTAGATAATTCTACTAATGGAGATCTTACTAAATTACCATTTGGATTGGTATATTCTGGATTAGCAAGATTACTTCTTTTAGCAAAATATTCATCAACTGACAAAACACGAGTAGTATCTTGTGTAAATGTTATTCCCTGAATTCTTAAATAATTACCAGAGGTTTCATCTAAAACTAATGCTTTATCGGTAGCATTAAATATTAAAAATTCTGCACCATATGAATCTGCTTGAAATCCAGATGTTGTATATGTTTTTATTCTATTAAAAGTTGGAGATAAATTTGCATAAAGTGCTGGATATGCACGATCATATTTAATATCAAAGTATGCACATTCTCTCATGATGCTTCCGAATTCATCAAAATAAATATTATATTTAGGAGGTTGTTGAGAGCTAATACCAGACAAATATGTTGCCTGCAATATTCCACTCATTGAATATTTTCTAAATGATTCATTAGCGTCAATATTTTTATCTCCGAAAGCCTCTGACAATGTTTCTCCAACAGAAAAAACAGTATTTTGTGAATAGTTTTTGGATAATGCATATATATTTTCAAACATACATCTTGATGATCCACGAATAAATGGTGCCATATTATTATATATTGGTAGTGGATCTTTATCATCTACTATTTTAATGAGTTTATTATTAATATAAAGATAGAATCTTCTGGTAGTTCCAATATCTTCATATTCTACAGATAAATCATATACTGTTGTATTTTCATCTCCAGTCATTCTATATTGACCAGTGAATCTTCCATCATCAACTAGTATATTTGATAAACCACCCCAAAGTTTTATTGGAATTGCTTTATCGCTTGAACTATCTTTTTTAATTTTATAAAATACAATATTATTAATAGATATTGCAGAATTTCCATTTTTATCTAAATTTAAATATGAAGATATATTATCTTCTGACATAGCTATTATTTCAAAATAATATCCATTATTTGTCTCTGGATTTAATAATACAGCTAATCCGCCAGATGCTCCACCTATATTGACACTTTGATTTGGTTGATTTCCAGGTATTTGTAAATATGGCATAGTACCTATTGCTGTTTGAGTTCTTATTTCACTATTTTCAATTTTACCAATAACTCTCATTCTTGTACCAAAATGCTTATATGCATTATTTAACTGTTTATATTGATAAGAAATAAAATTTAAAGGATTATCTGCTGTTGTAAATGATGGACCATTCATAACTAATGCTGATGACTGGATTGTTCCTGATTGAGTTGATTGTAAACTATTTATACCAGTTTCTGTTAGAGAAGACAATGACATAAAATTTTTAATTACACTATTTCTAGTTGTTTGTCTTGCAAGAACATTTGAAATACCAGCAGGTCCAACTGTTGTAGATGGAACAACAATATCACCATCAAGTTTTGTTGTAAATAAATATTGAGTTTCCATAGTACAACCACGAACATAATCATTATTTGACCAATATGAATTTATTCCAGCATAGTGATCTGTTATTGTGGTTCCAAACTGACCTCTTCCGTGTTCTTGAACTGCACCATTTTTTAATTTAAAAACATTATCAATAGTTTCATAATATGGTTTTGAATATATTCTAACAAGCCCAGTTGGATAAATTTTTCCATTAAATGGCAAAGAAGAAAAATATTCTTGATATTGTTGATTACTTGTTATCCAAACAAGGCCAGTGCCAGTTATATCAAACTGAACTGCATCATATTTAATTATTTCTCCATTATTATAAAAATATCCTTGATATCTTGTTAGCCAGTAAATATTTTCACCAAAATCAATTATATTATTGGTAACTACTCCATTTACAACAACTGGAGGATTTGCATTTAAATTAGAATTCATTGGCATTGCAGATAATACATAACTACCCTGAGTAGATGCAACCTCATTAATTGTTTTTGTATTTTCTGTACCAGAAACTTCCCATAATAAAACTGGTTTATATATCCATGTTTTTTGTTTATCAATCATGCTAGATTGTTTTATTGATCCATATGATCTTTGAATGTATCTTGTAGTGTAGTTAATTTTACCGTCATTATATATTTTTTTATCTTTTGATGATATTGCAATAATATTTGGAAGAATTCCAGAACTTTCATTTCTTATAATACCATCCACTGACTGATTATTGTTTCCAGATAAAATCATATCAGTGCCTCTGCTGTTTTCAGATGGCATTATATAATTTTTACTCATTACAATAAAATTATTATATTCATCAAAAAACATTGCAGACTGTGTTGCAACTGCAAGCTGATTTAATACTTCTGCAACATTTTGATCTGGTGCAACAAAAAAATATGGAATTATTGGATCATGCTCTCCAGATATTCTTTTAAAAGTATAATTAGAAAATCCTATATAGTCTAATAATGTTGCAATAGCAAAACTTAAGGATGCCTCGGTTAATAGTAATCTTGGAGCTGGCATAGATTCTAAATAAAAATAAAAATCTCTTAATGTAATATCTATTTCATAATCTGTTTGTGGAAATCCTTCAGAATATAAAGTTTTAATTGGAATATAATAGTCATATCCATCAACATTAATTACAACCTCATAAAAATTAAACTTAACATTTTTTCTTAAATATTTTGATAATATACTTGATGTATTTATTTCACTAAATGCTCTATCATTATCAAAAATATTTATTGTTCCAGTTGAAACTAACAATTGTCCGACTGGTAATGGACCATTTCCCATATCTGATAAATTTTTAGTAATATTATAATTAGTTACTTTATCTGAAATATCAACCAATAGTCTAGGTGACATTTCAATTAGATCAAATGTTGAATCAAATTTATTCATTGTTTCAACAACAATTCTAATACCACTAATATATTCAAATTCTCTATATTTTGTTTGACCAGAAACTGAATCTAAAAATGAACTTGGATTTGTTGGATCTGTTACAAATCCAGTTTTTGTATCTACAGATGCTTCAGATACCTTCCATCCATAATTAGGCAAGAACTGTTCATACTCTTCTCCAGTCCATATATAAAACATTCCTACGCTATCTTGTTCGCTAACAACTAAGTATGCATATCCAGAAATTGCTTTACTTGGTAATAAATTAGAAGAAGATAGTGTTTCTGCAAATATAAATATGTTTTCATATTCTTCAGGCACTATTAGTCCATATTCTAACTCTAAATACCCATCTGATTTTATTATTGCTGTGCCATCTTTTCTTACAGAGTTTTCATTAAAAGAGTATGCATCTGTCCAAGTATTATTTTTTAGATATTGAACTTTCCATTTAATTGGTGTTGTTTTATTAGTATCTCCAAAAAATGGATCTGGCTTTGTAGATGATGATGTAGTAAACGGACCAAGATTAACATTGCCAACATTAGTTTGCATTTTTATAACTATTCTATTTGTTGGAACTTGATTTTTATAAACTACAAATGGACAGGCATCATCAATATAATATTGACCATTTATAACAGTTTTTGCAATTCCATATTCAGCACTTGATTCTTTTCTGTATGATGTCCAATATCTAAACTCATCGTATCTTGATGGCATATAGTATCTTGGTCGTTCAGCAAATCTTGCGCCAGAATTTGATATATGTCTATTTGAAAAATAAGTACATTTATTAATTCCAGATCTAGGTCTAAATGGTTTAACACAGTCTTCTAAAGAAAATAAAAGCTTACTTTTTTCATCTATTGAAACAAATTGTTGTGGTATTCCAGAGTCTGTAAATCCACCATCAATAATAATATCTGAGTTAGTTGCATTAGTATAATAATTTCCAGCATCATTGATATCAAATGATAAAGGTATAGTTCTGTATTTAACTTCAGATCCATTTGGTCTATATCTATAATTTCCAAGTTTACTAATGTTATCTGGCATATTCATATTCCACTCAGCAGTTATAAGGGATTTTATTTTAATAGTATCTGATGTCTGTAAGTGGTTTTTTAGACTATCTCCAGAAAACATTTTAAACCTCTTCTAGAGATACAGAAATATTCCAAAGATCGTGATTGCTTCCACCACGCTTAACTATAGAATAGTCAAGATTAGAAAAATATACCTGAACTATTTCATTGTATTGATTTAAATGATTAAAATCTTCTGCATCTTTTCCAAAGTTACTATATTTATCATATGATAAAAACATCCAAAATGGTCCTTGATGATTGTTATACCAATCTAATACTTCTACTCCTCCAGCTCCACCATCAGCTGTATATTCATTAGTAGATCCCTTTAAATCTGATAGTCCAGAACTTTCAAACATTGCCTTGGTATTATATGCTCTAGATGGAAGATTTGTCCAGCTAAATGAAAATCCAAGTTTATCTGCAATATGATAAGATCTCATTCTTCCATTAATTGTTCTTTTACGTGACTCTATTCTTTGTGTAGAAATATTAATTTCAGATCTATTATGATCAGATAATATTAAAAATTGATTAAATAATGATGTATCTGTCTCTACTCCAGTATCAGCACCTACCTCATATCCGTTAGGTATATATAATCCACCTGACAATGTACCAGAATTTTCAGACCATAAGATTGCCTGTGGTCTTTGATATCTTTTTCTACCAGTCAAATATGTTGATGTTGTCACGATACTTTTTGTCCCCTAATTCTTTGTGAATCTATATATCTTATTTCATTTAATACTGCATTAGCAATACTATCTGCAGTAGCATTTGTTCCACCAACCGATATATCTACATTATAATTATACACTGCGTTAGAATTATTATTAATAGGTGTAATTGTATTTTTTACTGGAATATATGTATTGGTAGGATTAGATATTCCATATGATGGAGTATTAAATGATTGTTGTAATATTGGTGTATAAAGTTGTGGCGATAGATTACTATTTAACATGCCTGGATATTTTGATCCATTTATTTTAGATAGTAATGGACCAAATGCTTTTGCTGCATTTCTATTAACTACAAATTCTCCAGGTGTTAATAACGATGGAACATAGTCTGATCCAACCCTTCCTCCATATGCCATTGGTTTAACTTTTCCGCCATACATTTCTGGTATTAATAAAGCACCGTGTGGAATTTTTGATGTTTCATCAGATCCTAGTTTTGGTTTATCTGTAACAATTTGTTTTATTTCTGCAGTTTGTGCAGCCTGTTGAGCTTTAACAATATCTTGCCATGTTTTTAATACGCCTTCTGCTAATTTAGAAGTATATTCAAGAACTTTATTGTAATTATTTCCATCGGTAATAGCATCTTCTCTTGCAGTATTTGCATCAATCCAATATTGTTTATCTGCTGTTGCTTTTTCAATATCTTTTTTAATTTGATCTTCTATTGCTTTTAGACGATCTTGTTCTGCTTTAAGTTTTTTAGTTGCATAATCAAGACCTATTGTATCTTGAGAATTATTTCCAACTTTAAGCTTATAAATATCATCTTCAAGATCACGAATTGATCTTTCTGCATCTTCACGTTGTGTTGTTAATACATAAATATTATCTTCTAAAGTTCTAACTTTATCTAATTCAATTTGACGAGCTTGTTCAATAGTATAAATTTGATCTTGAATTGCAAGAATTTCTGCTTGTTTTACAGCTCTTTGTTGCTCTAAATTATATATAGATTGACTAATTGCAAATTGACGTGCTTCAATTTGATCTCTTGTCATTCCAGATGCTGATTTTAATCTATCTAGTTCAGACTGTCTTGCTGCTTCAAGAGTTTTTCCAGCACCTCTTGCTGCAGCTTCTGCTGCTTGAGATCTCATATCTTGTGCTGCTTGTGCAGCAGCAGCAATATCTCCTTGAGTTAATGCTCCAGCAAGATCTACTTGTGTTTTTTGTTGATTAATAATATCTTGATTAACCTCAGATATTTTTTCTAATGCCTGTGCTTGTAAATCGTATTTATTATTAATTTGTTCTGCTGCCTTATCTAATATTGCTAAATCATTAGATAATCTTTCAGACTCTGCCTGTAAAGCACTAATAGGTCTATCAAACTTTAATTCAATATCTCTCTGCTTACTTGCGATACTCTTATTTAATTCTTCAATTGGTCTATTGAAATCTGTCTCAATTTTTCTTTGTAAAAGATCTATTTTTTTCTGTAAATCTTCAATTGGTCTTGTAAATTTAATTTCAACATCACGTCGTTTATCATCAACAGTTGCCTGTATTGAGTCAATCTCTGCTTGAATTTTATCTACAGATTGTTGTGCTGCATCTACTGCAGCCTGAGCTGCATCTATCTCAGATTGACGTTGTCTACGAATTCTTTCTTCAACTCTATCAAAATACTCCATTGCTTTATCATATAAATCTTTCCATATTTCTTCATCTGTTTTTAAATCAAAAAATACTTTAATTTTTTTAAAGTCTGGAATTTCTGCTATATATTTCTTTAATGCTGCACTATCTAGTTTGCCATCTTTAAGATCTTCAAAAAATCTTTGTGCCAAGTTTGGATCATCTATAATTGCCTGAATATCTTCAACAGCAATACCCATTTCTTTTAATTTTGGAATAATAGATGCAATATTTTTTTGTATATTTAATTCTTCAGTTCTCTTTTGGAAAAATTCAAGCATTGATAATTCTTTAGACGCTTTTGTTGTCTTAGTTATTAAATCATATAGCTCATACCATTTTTTAGTACCCATTTTTGTTGTAGCAAGTCCAGCAGCAAGAATTGGATTTTTTGCTATTTCAAAAGCATCTGATGCTTTCATTCCAACAGCAGTTAATTGTTGATATGCTTTATTTGTATATTTTAATTCTTTATCTAACGCTTGAAGTTGTTCAAGGGCAAGTTGGAATGGAGATTTTTCACCACCTCCAATTACACCACCTTTTTTCTTAAAAAAGTCTTGTATTTTCTTTTCTAAAGCATCAAGTTGCTTTATAGTTGCCTCTATTAGTAGCTGTGCCTTAATCTTATCAGACACATCGCCTAATGGATCTTCTAATAAACGTAATGCTGAAGCAACACCTGCAAGATTAGATGTTAGTCCAACAGCTTGCATTCTAAGAATAAGCATATTTCCATCAAGATCCTTAATACCTTTTACAACCTTATATACATCTGGTGGAAGAGTCTTCATAACATTTTGAACAAGCATTAATGCTGCTTCTGGATTAGATTGATTTAGTTTAGATAATGTATCTGATATATTTTTAAATCCTTGATTAAATTGTTCTTGATTAATAATGCCAGCTTTAAATTGTCCAGATAAACCATTAATTAGGTTTGATATTTCTGTACCTGCAGCTTTTGTTTGTTTCTTTAATTCTTTTGTTGGAACTAATTTAGTTACCCATTGAGAATATGCTTGTCCCCCTGGTCCAACTCCACCTTCTAAAACAAGATTTTTTTCAAATCCAGCACTAAAATCTTTTGCAAACTTAGAAGTTATATCATCTGCAGTTTGTTTTAAAGCTGCCTGACCATCTTTTGTTTTTAAATTAAATGACTTTACATCAATAACAACATCTGTTTTACCAGCTTCTTCTCTCAAAGCATCAATAATTGTTTGAATTTGTTCAGTTGCAAATCCCTTTCCTTTAAGTTCTATAGCTAAAGATTTAAGAACTAATTCAGCTTCTTTTTTAGTAGCTTTTTGTAACTGTGTTATATCTTTACCAAATGTTTTTTGGAATCCCTCATTTTGTTTAAGAGATTCTAATTGAGTACGTTTTTGTGGAGTAGTTATTAATTGTGGAAGTGCAGACTCAAAAGGAGTTTGTGTTGGGACAACACCAAAAAAGTCACCTAAAGTTTGAAGCTTATCTTTTGTTAATGTTGCTGCGTCAGCTAATCCCTCTATTGCAAGTCTTTCTCTTTCTCTTGCAGCATTTACTAATTTTATGACTCCAACGCCAGCAAGTAATAATGCAGCAAATACTTTAATATGTGGTATTGGAAGTTTTAATGCCATTTGTAATGCTTGTAATCCAAATACCACTGGCATTGCTGTTTGTGCTGCCTGACCAATTTTGCCTGGAGCCATTGATGCTGCACTAACAGCCATACTTGCAGCAAATCCAGCTCCAGCAAATTTACCAGCTCCGAATTTAGCTCCAAAATTTCTAAGTCTATTTTGTGCATATGCTTGTCTTAATATTCTAGGATCTGTTATTGGACCTCTTCCACCACCATTGCCACCAAATCCTCCACCACCTACTGAAGGAATAACTGGTGGAATAATAACACCTCCACCACCCACAGTCCCACCTGGTGATGAAGCAATACGTCGTTTTCTTATAGCACTCTGTCTTGCTGTTTCATATGCATTGCCATCATCAGCACCGTCTTTACTAGCAAGTGGATGTGGACTTTGACGTTGACGAGATTCTAAATATGGATCTTTTAATCCACTTTGATCTATGCCAGTTTTATATGCATTTCCAGTTTTTAATCCTGCAATTTTTGCTTGTGCTTCAAATTCTGTTGTAAATCCAACGATATCATTACGAAGTGATGCTAATTTTATTTTTACTTCATCAGAGAATTGTTTAAATACTGCTGCTGCCTGTGCTGAAGATAATCCTAAAGCAGTTGCCATTTGTGGCTTTATTCTAAATGCACCCTCTGCACTAAATGGTACATTACCTTGTCCAACTACTCTTTCCATTCCTTGGAAATATGGACTTGGAACTACTTGTTCTACCCCCTTTACAACTTTCTTTTTATTTTTTCTAAAATTTAAATATGATTCTTTTGTTAATGGTGCTCTTGTAAGAGTTGTTGGAGTAGTAAATGTTGTTATTTCTTTCATTCTTTGATACGCTGCATCAACTCTTGCATCTGTTTTTGCAACAGCATTATATGCATCAGTAATTAATTTATCTAAATCTTCTGCAGTTACCTCAGTTACATCCCCTAATTTACCAAATCCTACTATTATTTCATCAGTAATTCTTTGATTAATTTTTCTTATTTCTTGTATAGGAATACCAGCAGCCTCTAATTGTCTTTGTAATTCAATATCTCTTACTAAGGCTTTTGGTGGTGCTGTTAGTTGTTGTTGAGCATATTGACGATCTACTCTTTTACCACTACCAGTTTTTCCAACTGCTTCATTTAATTCTGCATCCATTGCAACTACTTCATTTGTGAACACAGTTATTTTCTTTGTTCCATCTCCAATTGCCAAAAGCATTGATCTAATAGAATCTGCTGCCTTATCTGTTCTTCCTGCAAGCATTGCAAGAACTTCATCAATAGTCATAAAGTTGCTTCCACCAAAGTGTGCTGCAGCAAATCCTCCAGGAAGTCTTACATTTGTTCCTTCAGTACCAGTTCGTCCTTTTGCATAACCTGGAATATTTCCAGCGATGATTCCTTGTATTAATGGTGCATATTGTTTAACTCTATCTTTTGGTACAACTGCCTCTCCAGGAGTTAACATCGCTGGAACTGTATCACTATTACCAGTTCCTGGAACAATTAAAACTCCATCAGCATATTTTCTAACACGAACCGTACCTTTATTTAATTTTTTACCACCTGGAGGTCGCATCATTCCAGGATTTATAGATGCAAATCTTTGTGCAGCACCAAATGCACTAGCATATGCAGCAGTTAATTTAGTTAATGCTTCTTTTTCAACATTAAATGTTTGTGTTAATCGTGCATGAGACTGATCTAATGAGTGTGCAACAGCTAAAGCATTTTGCTGTTCAACTGTTAAAAATTGTGTTTGTTCTCCAAGTACTTGAGATTGTCCAGTTAATCTTAAATATCCATTTCTTAATATTGATACAAATTTAATAATATTTGCAAGACCATTTGCAAGCAAACCAAATGTCATAAGAGCTACTGGACCTATTGCACCTATTGCAACAGTTAATACAGTTAATGCTTTTTTAACTCCTGATGGTAAGTCGTTGAATTTTTCTAATAAATTACCTATAAATTTTAATATTGGAGTTACTGTCTCAAGGAATATTTTGCCTACTGGAACAAGAGCTAATTTTAATTGTTCAACAGATTTTCTAAACTTATTCATTGCTGAATCTGCTGTTATTCCTAATTCTTGTTCTGAAAGTGCTGCTAAATCTTCTAATGAAGATCCAGCCAAATCTAATACTCTTGCTGCCTGCCCAGTTGATCTTGTTACATTATCAAATAATGTTGATAATCTTGCAAACTGGAATTTTCCAAAAAGTTGTTCAATTGCACGAGCACGAGTTAAAGGGTCTAGAGTATCTAATGCTTTAGCAAATTCAATTACTGTTGCTCTTAAGTTTCCTTTATTACTTTCAATAATTTTCTTTATATTAATTCCCATACCAGCAAGCATTTTGCTTGCCTTATCGGTTGGATTAATTAAAGATGCAAGACCTGACTTTAAGGCATTTGCTCCTTCTGAAGCATTTACTCCGCCTTCTTTCATTGCTGCCATAAAGAATGCTAAATCTTTTACATTACCACCCAATTGTTCAATAACTGGAGCAACTTTTGGAATAGCAGTTGTAATATCATCAAGAGATACTACAGTTTGGTTTTCGACAGCATTTAAGAAATCAATAGATCCAGCAAGATCTTCTGAGGACATCCTAAATGCATTTTGTAAAGATATAGTAGTTTCAAGAGCTTTTTGTTGATCTATCTGTCCAAGGACTGAAAGTCTTGTTGCTTGTGTTGTTTGTCTTTGTAAATCTAATCCTTGGAAGCCTGCTGCTGCTGCATCTGCAGCTAAACTTACTGTATCAGATACGGCTATACCATATCTAGTAAACATTTCTCCTAGAGCTGTTATTTCGTCTAATGCTTTTTGTGTTTCTCCTGCTGGTGTAAATAAATCTCCATAAACCTTTCTAAACTTTATAGCAGCAGTTTCCATATCCATAAATGTTCTTGCTGCTGTACTTCCTAAAGCTGCTAATGGTAATGTAAAACCAACCATAAGCTGACGACCAGCCCACTGTGTATTTTTACCAAAATTTAATAGATTGGTAGATCCTTGTTTAATTAATTGATTAAAAATTGATTGTCTTTGTGCTGCTATTTGCAACTGTGTTGACATTTTTGACATGTCAAGTTCATTGGGTATAACAGCAATAGCCCTCATTGCTCCAGATGAGTCTCTACCCATCTTTATATACTGAGTTTGTAGCCTTTTTACATTTTCTTCTGCTACTTTATTTATAGTATCAAATTCAGACTTAAATAGTCTTCCAAATGTTTTTGTTGCCCCGCCAGCATAGCGGAAATATTCTCGCATTGAGAATTTATTTTTCTCAAGTGAGTCTGTAAATGATTCTGCTGTTGTTTTGATTGTTCGTAATTCTGCAGAAAAAGCACCAATAGAATTAACACTATTGATAAAGTTTTTCTGCAGATCACGTTGTGCTAGTGCAGCAGCTTCGCTGCCTTTGATTATAGATGAGTGAAATTGTGATATCTGACGTTGTAAGGCTTTTAACTGTGCTAATGCCTCAGACGTATCAATATTAACGCCAATATTAGCATTAACGTCAGCCACTTATTTCACCTCTTTTTAGTTATGTCATGCGTCAGCAAGAATATTTGTATTTGCTGCCATTGTAGTGCCAGATGCTGCCTCTATAATTTTATAAACAGTAGGCAAATCAAGTACTTCTTCTAACTTGCTAATATCTCCAGCAAGTTCTGGTTTATACTGTTGCATTGCAACCTGTACACATTCAACCAAAAGAGTCATTGATTGTTCATTATCATCCGCCACTGCCGCAACCTTATCAAATTTCTTCATGAATTCACGAAGAAGAGAGATTTTTAAAGGCCGAACATTTATTTTTGTTCCATCTATGAGAGTAAGCTCTTGAGCCTCATATACGGTTGTTGCCATATTTTTTCCTCCTAATTAGGCTATGTTAATTATAGCATAAATCAACTATTTTCTTTGATCTTCATAGTCTAGCCCCATGCCAATTCCAAAGCCAGCTTTCTTAGCATTTTGTCCTTGTAAAGCTAAAATATCATTACTATCTGTAGTTGCACCCCTACTAAATACTCTTGCTTTCATGTCTTCCCATTCTTTTTGTCCTTTATTAGAATTAGCATCTATATCTACACCTTGAATTGCAGCTAAAAACTTTTTTTCTTCATAGTCTTTTTCTCTTTTACTTTCAAGAGTTGCTAGTAATTCTGGCATAGATAAAGATTTTTCTAATTCCTGATAGTCTTTCCATATACCTAAAATAAAAACCTCAGATTCTAATTTTGCTAAATCTAAATCTTCCCAAGACTTTCCATTATCTTTTGCTTGATCAGTTACTGTTTTATCAGACTTGTTATCTATTTTTATACCTGCTGCTACGTCAAGAACTGCATAGAGTGTTGGTAAATCAATATTATTTTCAACTTCTTCAATACTATTTGATATTTTTGGATAGTATTGTTTCATACAAATTTTTAAACATTCCAACAATATTTTAATAGTTTCATCATCGTCTTTTGCATTTTTAATATTATTAAAAATTGGCATAAATTCTCTTAAGTATTTAATTTTTAATGGTGTAATTTCTATTTCTGTACCATCAATTAAAAATACATTATTTTTATTATAAATCTCAGTAGCCATTTTATCTATTTTACCATAAACAACAAAACCCACTGCAAAATACAGTGGGTTAGTTGCAATCTAAGATTAGATTATTATGATGCTGGAGTCCAAGTACGATCTACGATCTTACCATATGATCCAGATGTATCTTCAGGAAGAAGACGGAAAGAAACTTCAAACATTGAAGCTTCATCACGCTTTGCAGATACAGTTACGTTTTCAATTGATAGAGCACGGTATGCTGTATAAACACGCTCAACATATGCTGAGTCTTCGCAGTCACCAGTTCCTGGTCCAACAGCGACAATAGCACGTTCAACTGGACATTCTCCAATGTTACCTGCTGAAAGATTTAATGCTTGTCCTGCTGATGTAGACTTTGTTCCTGAAAGGTTGGATTCACTAAAGGCAAGAGCCAAGAGAAGGTTCTCAAGGGTAGCTTCAGCAAAAGCAGTTGCAAGATTTACCTGCATACCCTGCTTGTATAATTTAGCAACGTCAAGAACTTGGTCAACCTGTACTTCACCGAAGTCTGGTTGGAACTGTAGTTCAAGACCGTTCATGGTATAACCTACGTTTGTATAATCAGAGCTTGCAGGAGCTGTTGAGAGCGTTTCCTTGAATGACTCTGTGCTATCAAACGCCTCCAGTGTACCTGGAGTAAGAGTTGTATCTGCTACGAAAAGTGCAGCAGCACCAACGATAATGTTGGTCGATGTACCACGAGTATATGCCATATTTTTCACCTCTACTTTCAATAGAATCTATTATGAAGTTTTGGCGGGTTTCCTCACCCTAAGTATATCAGCATTTTTAATTATATGGATTTTTATATGTGGTGCCATTAATGATTATTTCATCATTTGTATGATAATCATACTCAATAATAAGCTTATTAACAAAAAGTGTTCTAGCCGATGCCAATTCTGCTACGTCTCGGCTTTCGTCTGCTTGGTATACCCTGACATTATGAAAAAATACATTAGTTGGGGTTCCAGATATAGGATTTTCTTTGAGCCATTTATTAATATCTTGTGCAGCAGCATCTTCACGATCTAAGGCATCTGTAATCACCCTAACAGAATCTATTAATTTTGCTGTATCAGTGCAATATATAAAATATATTAGTTGTTCTCTTTTATTTCTATAAAATGGAGTAGGTCTAAATCTCATTAATCTATCATAGACAATTAATATAGGCTTATCTGTTTGGCGTATTTGAATTTGATCATTATATAAATCTTCAATATTGGTTGGATATTGTGCAGGTACCATTGGATCAAATCCTGCTTGCTGTAGACCTTCTGGACCATCTGAAATAAGACCAAATAAATTTAATTGAGCATTTACATACTTATTTAAAAATGTTGGTGGAAAACCAGTAGTTTTTATTTCAGCCATTAGTTAACTCCAATTCTAGCATTTGCAATCCATTTAAATCCAGTTGCAACACCCTTGTTTCTTCCCATTCTTGATCCAGCACGAAATTCTTTTTTATATGCAATTGGATTATTTATGTATTCAAACAGTCCAGAAGAACGTAAAAATGATTGTCTAAAATATCTTGTCATAAATTCATCAAATACTCTTTCAAAAGATCCAACAACTTCATCTCCACCTGGATTACG